TTTTGGGCTAAAGCATATTGTTTCTCTTTAATACCAAGTCCTGAGTAGAGTTCATTGTTTATAGCTTTTTCATCAGATAGATTTTTCTGGGATGTTGCTAAATCTTTAGTAATACTATCACTTTTACCCAGTTGAATTTCATATTCTTTTTGTTTTTCCTTAACAGTTTTTAAAGCTATATCATATTCTTTTTCTGAAAGGGAATAAGAATCCATATGTCCCTTATATAGAGTATTTTGGGCTTCATATAGTTCTTTAGCGGCTGTTATTGCTTCTTTATCAGTACCCTTTAAAGCTATAGTGTAAGCATCTAAAGCTTCTTTTCTACTATCAGCTAATATTTTTTCTTTATTCTTTTTTTCCTCAAAAAGCTTTTTATTAAATCCTTCTTCTTCTTCTAAGGAACTTAATTTTTCTCTATTTTTTAGTAAATCTTTTTCTAAAGAAAAAAGCTCATTAGCTTTATCTACTCTTTCTTGTCCCGCCTCCTTAGCTTTATCTTTATATTCTTCTTCTAAAGAAATTATTCTTTGTTGTCCTTCTGTATATTTCTTTACTCTTTCTTTACTATCCTCTGTTAGTTTTTGGCCTAATGATAATAGAGTATTATCTAATTTGATTTGATTTTTTTTAGCTTCTTTAATAGCATTAGTGACATCTTTCATAGAAGAATATTCACTGGTCAAATTACGAGCTGAGGTGTTTATAGATTTTAAAATCTTTAAAGTCTCAGACTGATCTCGAGTAACATCTTTGCTTCTATTGTTTAGTCTTCTAAAGGTATCAACTAAATCACTAGTTCGAGATACAAGTAGCCCTATAAATTCTTGAGCTTCCTCTAAGCTACTATTGAATTCTTTTTGGTTATTTAATTGTTCTTCAGAAGCCATATTAAAGAAATAGTTTATTATAAATATTAAAGGGTAACGTTTTTAGCGTTACCCTTTTTTTATATCCTTTCCCCTGGTCTAATATCTGATGGAGGAGCTTCGAAGTTTATTTGGCGAACTTTACCTTTACTTGTTTGAGTAGTTGAGTTTTGAGCCTCATTCTTTTCTCTAAAATGTTTGATTAATTTGTTATAAGTAAACTTTCTTAACCAAATAGGCATATTATATACAGTATACCAATCAAATCCCCCATTTCCATGAAACACGATATCGTGTATCATTTCAAACATATATATTCTATACTCAGGCGTCAGGCCAAAAAAACGTGACCCCTATAGGAATCTTTACATTTTCTTGAGTATCATCTCCATTTTCAGGATAGAAATCAAATGTAAGATCCATATCGGGCTGTATCTCTTTAATATGTTCTCTTAAGGCTCTTGAATCTCGAGCTAAGAAATGGTTATCAACAAAATCTCTAATAGTCTTTCTTGAATCATCTCCATTTACAGAAAGAATCATTTGCTTTAAACGAGTAGACAACTCAGGAGAAGAAAGTTTATTAATCTTTTTTAAACCTTTAACTTCAGCTTCAATAGCTTTTTCATCTTTATTACTTAAGATTTTAAAAGTTATATGAGTACCTGAGTGAGGTAATGTATATTTAAACTCATTAGTATAAGGTTCAACTAAATGTTCTTCATTAATCCATTTAGGTTCAATTTCTGAAAGATCAACTGTTACTTCTTGTCCATCATATTCAAAGGTATAATCTTTACCATAACCTAAAATACGAGAAGCAACCATAACAGCATTCTTATCACCTACTACAAGATCATCATAATTAACCTTAGATATAATTAAAGATTGCATCAATTTATCAAGAACAATACCTTGTTTGATGTAGTTTTGGTTTGTTAAAATATCCTCTTCTTTAGCGGTCATATACTTCATCTCAATTTTACCTGAAGAGAGAGGATTGTCTTTAGGGTAAAGGAGACCTTTAGAAGGTAATTCTACAACTTCAGTTGGGAAGTCATATTTTGGTTTACTTTGTTCAACAGGTTGAACAGGTGCAACAGAATCTGTTACAATAGGATTTAATTGTGGTGTTTCTTCACTCATGTTATTAATAACTTTTGAATATAAATGTTTATTTGATATAAATATATCGAGAGATAAAAAGAGCGCGTTTTCACGCGCTCTTTCTAATAAGGTCTCTATTCTGATATTAGTAGTTTAATATGCAGTAGTCAGGGGCTAAAGTCATTGTAATATTTACAGCTGCACTTTCGTTATCCCAACCATAATCGCCAAAGTTAGCGTCAACAATGAAGCATCCTTTTAACACCCACTCAGAAACGATATCACCTACAGGACCTAAAATGTTTAATGTTACATCCTTCTTGTAGAAGTCAGAGTAACCATCTCTACCTGTTACTGATTCGTGGTGTAATCTTACCCATTCCATAATGGTTTGTGTACCTGATGGAGAGATAGGATCATGGAGTGTTAAAGCTACGTTACCCCAAGTTGTTTTACCCTTAACTTTTCTGTAAACGTTAATGTGGTTAAGAGTTACTTCACCTTGTGTCACTGTAATAGCACCAACTCCCTTAATGAAGTATGATGGGACACCATCAACTAACATTATATATCTGTTCTGCTGTTTTGGTTCAAACGCTGTGAAAAATATTTCGTTTGGATCTAATATTGCCATAATGTTTTTATTTTTTAATTGTTGTTATTTATACATATTAATTAAAATAGCTTTATTATGCAGGGAATTCAGCTCCTGTTGGAGTTAAATTGAAGTCAATTACAATAAATTCAGCTGTTTTAACAGGCTGTAAATAGATCGCACCTCTTAACTCATTTCTGTCAATCACATCAGGACCGTTGTTTGAAGCATCCATTACAACTTTGAAAGCATACAAACCTTGGTTTTGTTGAACTGTTTCTAAGTATGGATTAACAACACTCAAGAAGCTGTTTCTAGTTTGTAATGAGTTAGGTTCAAACACCAAGTTCTGAGAAACTGTACCAATGAATGATTTTAGAGCAATCAATAGTCTTCTAACGTTAACTCTATCAAGAGCTGTAGACAAGGTCTGTAATGTTTTCTGACCGTAAACTACAACACCAGTACCTGGGAAGGTAGCAATTGGGTTAATTTTATTGTTGTAAAGAGTATCTCTTAAACTTCTTGGTAAAGTCTTTTCAGGAGTTACAACATTAGGCATAGTACCTCTGGTGAAACCAGCTGGTGCGAACCATGCTTCAGAAGTATTATCATTGTAAACATATACTGAAGGAATAACAGTTGAAGCAGGGCACCAAACATTAGCTTTAGTGTCTTCATTTCTAACTAATAACCAAGGCCAGTAAGCTGCGGCGTAGTTAGTATTTAACTTATTAGCTTCAGCTACAGTATCAGCTGTAGTTGATCCAAAATTAACTAAGTCAATTGGTAAAATACTATCACCTCTATTAGTTGTGTTAGTTATAAGAGTATCAAGGACAGTTTTATGGGCTTCGAACTTATAAATCAAACCAGGAACACTAATTACATTAAATGCATACTGGTCTTTATTTCTTAATAAATTAATTGAAGAAGTATAATCATTAGCAGATAGACCTTGGATATTAGTTTCTGTGATATCACCATACCACTTAACTTCACCAGCAGTGAATAAATCACCAGTCGCAGATCCAAAAGATCCACTTCCTAATTTTGGGAGGGAAGAAGTAAAAGCCGGTTTAAAAGCACCCGCCCCATCTAAATAATATGGAGTAGGTTTGGCTACACTATCAACAGTGATGTACTTACTATTATTTGGATACTCACCATTTACAGTGATATAAGCGTCAGTACCATCTAAGTTTTGTGAAAATTCTTGGTTACCAATTACTTTAGCAATATAATCATCTCTAGTTGGATCAAGAGATATAGCTCTCCATGTTTCAAGAATAGTTTTATCAGCTGTTCTATCATCACCTTGTCTAATTAATAAAGTAAAAGTACCTGACGCGCTATCAACTTGGGAAATTTCCCATCTTAGGTTATAATTAGAGCCTGAGACTAAAGCACCAGCGGTACTTTCAGCTCCAGAACTATTCATCACAATACCTTGAGAAATAGTTTTTAATGTAAAAACATTATTAGACCCAGATCCTCCAGCACTTCCTGTAACAATAGCTGATGAAGTAGCAGCTGTAAGAGTCCCACTAGCTACTCTAGTAACTAGTAAATTAGTTCCACCTTGCTTAAAGTAGTTTTGAGCTGAGATGTTAGTAAGGTAAGAATAAGGTAAACCACCACTAACTATAGCTCCACCAAATTTGGTTAAGAAATCACTATAAGTAGTGACAGTTGTTGGGATTCCAACAGGTCCTAAAACTGTAGGACCTACAATAGCTGCGCCTATAGG